ATGCTTTTCAAGACTCGTAACTTAACGTTACCTCAAATGACGTTAGCTATTTCCGACACCGTCGAAGATTTTGAAAGAAGAAAACCTAATACCGATATTGAATTCTGGACTATCCACGACAAAAAAAGGATGAGGTATACACGTGTAGCGGCTATGTCCCCTAAGGCTGTTAAAGTATCTTACCAATTAAATTTATGGTCGAGATACGTAGAGGACATGAACCAACTTATTGAGTATGTGATGGGTAAGTTTCGTCCTCAACTCCGAGTAGGAACAGACTTCATTACGAATGCCCCCGCATTCATCACATCCATATCAGACAATTCGACCCTTGCTGTACCTGATAGAGAAGACCGAATCATTAAGAAAACTGTTACTTTTGAAGTACAGACCTGGATGCCCACGCGACAGTACATGATTCAAAGCAACGGAACCATTAGAGAAATGCGGTATGATATAGAGTTGAAAAGCGATATCGCATTTTCTGGCACAGGAACTCCTTCCCAATCGATTTTGGATACCTCGGGACAACAAACCGCTATACTCTATCCCCTCTCCTCTACTTAATTTTTAAATTAGCACTTTTTTTGCCTTCTAATTAACTAAATACTAAAGAGGAAGAAGTTTATGAAAAATCGTACAATTGTAAATATCGCAGGACAGGATTTAGAAATCGTTCTAAAGTCTGGACGCTTATTTGAGCATATCTGCTTATCTGCGGGACAGAAGATTTCTGTTCCTGAAAAATCGATTACAGACACTTGTCTGGAACTTCAAAAAAGACATCTTCTCAATATAATTTAAGGTAAAATATGGCTAATTTCGTTTCCCCTGGTGTATACACGATTGAAAAGGACGTATCTGATTACGCTCCTTCCGTCAATCCATCTATCGTTGGTTTGGTAGGATTTGCTTCTCGCGGTCCTGTTGATACTCCAACACTTCTAACNAATCCTGCGCAAGTGATTCGGGAGTTTGGTACCCCTGACCTCGTAACTGGCGGTCAAGGTATTTATGCGGCTTTGGAGATTCTACAAAAGACTAACCAAGTTTATTACGTTAGAGCTGCGACTACTGAAGCTAAGGCTGCAAGGTACACTATTCCATTAGTTACTCACCCAAACGTTATTGTTAACATGGGCGCTTTCACTGGATTGGCAAACGGTACAGTAGCGTATAGATTTGATGTTGATGCTTGGGATAAGAACGGTAATGCAGTTGGAGATGCTACTACTACTTTCTACGCTTATCGTGACCGTCCGTACGCCTCGGGACTATCTGTTATGCCAGCCCCTTTGACCGCTACAGATATGACTACCGGCAGATGGCAAGAAGCTATTCAAGCGGGTCTAGGAGAGGCTGTCAACCCAACTACTGGCGCAGTTTGTTTTGTTCCTAGTGGGTTTGGTGCAACAAGCGGTATGCTTGTAGCTAAAGAACCTGGTGCAACTGCATCCACCACTTCACGCCTCACAATTAATACGTTTATCTCCTCTTCCATGAGTGTTGGGGGAGGTACAGACGGTCGATTTGATTTCACTGGAACCTGGCTCTCAGGTCAGCCATTCGACGTTAACGATTTCGTGTGGTCAGCCATAGCCACCCATACTCCTGGAGGCACTTTAGGAACTGTTTCCTCTACACCTCTCTTTAATGTTCCAAGAATGAGTGTGGCTCAAGATGGCACTGCTGCTGCCTTCTTCGGCGGCAGTTCTTGTGTACTTGAAGCAGCACAAGCTGATGCACTAGGGTATGTTGATGACGCTTGGGATGGAAACGTTCCTTCGGGCGCTCTTCTTGATTACTGCGACGCTACACAAGCTGGCGCTTATCAAATAAATTCCCTATACCCTGGATTAGGCTATAACTACTCTGCGATGAATTATGCTGGAGGATTACAATACCGTGGTCTCCAAACTGACATTGTCCATACTAATGACCAAGGTCGTTTTGTAACCAACATCTCTTCTGATGGAGGTCTAGAGGAAAGCTATGATATGGGTATGTGGAAACCAGGCTCTACTACTTCGGCAACGAGCCTCTTCCCAGAAGACGTGCTTAACCAAGGAGTTACGAACGCCGTTTCTAATTATGTAAAAGGTAACTTCTACCGCTACGATGCGAGTATTGAACCTTCGGGCACCAATACCTGGACTGCGCCGACTAAGTTCACTAACAGTACGACAATTACGACTGCTTACCGAATAGGTAAAGCTGCAGAGATTGCAACAGGTGCTCAACAATTCCGTTGTCTTTCTTTAGACGGGACTGCTAACAATCCTAGTGTCCAATTCGACCTTTCTGGAGGTAAGAATGGCGATGCTTCGGATTACGGAGGTAACCTAAGTAATTCTAACGTAAGAACTGCATTGATTGGTCAAACGACTAGCCAAGGTCTTCGGTCCCTAGACTCGGAAGCAACTCCGATTACTATGGCTGCTGTTCCTGGTGTAACTGACCAGAATGTCCAAAACGAACTTGTTAGTTTAGCTGAAACCACTCAAAACTTTATTGCGGTTGTATCTCCTCCTGTAGGATTTAGAAGTGCTCAACAAGCTATTGCGTGGTCTAACGGTACGGCAACAGGCAGAACTGCTTCTCTAAACAGTAGTTACGCTGCCCTATATTGGCCGTGGGTAAAATCCTTCAACACTTACACTGGTGCAGATACGTGGTTCGACCCATCAATCTTCGCTATCGGTCAAATGTGTTTCACTGACGAAGTATCCGACCCATGGTTTGCCCCTGCTGGCTTACGTAGAGGTCGTTTAACGAAGCCAACTGATGTTGAGGTACAACTGAACCAAGGAGACAGAGATGCTCTCTATGGTCCAGGAAACGTTGTTAACCCAGTAACTAAGTTCCTTCAAGACGGAATTGTTATCTACGGTCAAAAAACAACTCAACGAGCATCCACCGCTCTTGACAGAATTAACGTTCGTCGTATGATGATTTACTTACGCAGACTAGTATTACAAGCTGCGCGTAGATTTGTCTTCGAGCCGAACGACCCAATCACTTGGGAGGCAGTAAGAAATGTCATCAGTCCAGCGTTAGCTGATATTCAACAGAGACGAGGTATCACTCAATTCTCTGTAACGTGTGATGCAACTACTAACACTCCCCTTCGCGTTGATAGAAACGAACTTTGGTGCAAGGTTATAATCAAGCCTACTAAGACTGCTGAAATCTTAGTATTTGAACTTAACCTCACAAATCAATCAGCTAGTGTATAACACTATATAATAATAGGTAAACAAACAACATGGCAAATGGAAAATACTACGTAGACAGAGCTGCTGAGCTAATCGCTGACAGCCCTCGTCTCTCCCACGCACTGGAATCTTTCCGGGCGTATGCTTGGGAGATTCAAATCCCACAATTCGCTGGGGCTCTCTCTAATGTTCCTGGTCTTGATTCCCAAGACCGTCTAACTCTTGCTGCAAAGCAAATCACGCAACCGGGCTTCACTGTTGAAGATATTGAAGTTCATCGTGTAAACGAAAAGTTCTTCTATCCAGGTAAAGCAAGTCCTGATGAAATCACAGTTACTTTTGATAACTTAATCAAAGGTGATATCGCTGATTCTCTTTTTGCATGGATGAGAAGTGTGTATGACCCAGTCTACGGTATTCATTACGGTGGTCTAGGCAACGGTACTAGCGAAGTAAACCCAAGCCCTGAAGGTCTTGCTGGTATTACCGAAGCTCCTATCTTCAAGAGAACTGTAACTATCTGGCAATTAGATGCTCACCGTAACCCGATTACTCACGTTAATCTTTACGGCTGTTACCCTAAAGGCTGGAAGCTAGGTGAGTTCAATTACTCAACTAACGAGTTCCATACTATTGAGATGACCCTACGCTACGACTTCGCTGTCCAGTTCACTGAGACTTCTGATATCGATTCCGTAATGTCCCCGATAGCTATCTAATAAGTTTTAATTGAAAAATATTTAGGCTTTCCTGGTATATAATATCAGGGAAGCCTACTTTAATATAATATGGAACTATCTGAATTCATCGCCGCGTACGAAGACAGCGGGAAAACTTTACTGGAAGTGGAGCTCAAAGATAACTTAGACAAGTATTTGTGTATGTTTGCAGGGCTTCTTGACAAACCGAAACCTGTTGCGGTTACTCCGGACAAGGCACTCAGCACTTTAAAAGGTACGAAAGGTACCCAATACGGAACCTACACAACCAAAGGTACGAGTAAGAAGGAGCCCAAGAATAGTGTATACTATATAGGAACTGGATGTAAGCCAGAAGGACAAAAAAAACCAATGATTTTCTTTGATGAAGCGGATTGGAATACCCTCCTAGCAAGGTTTGAAGAAGGAAAACAAATGGATGCCGGTAAGGAGCCTCCCACCGACTCTCCTGAAGCAGCCTTGAGCGAAAAGGAAAGGAAAGTAAACGAACAGACTCTAGCTGACCAAAATGCTGAAACAGCCAGCAAAGCCTTAGATAAGGCAGGCTATACAGACAAAGGAGGCTCCAGCGCGACCAGAAACCTCTTCCGACAGATTTATGGTTTTGGGGGGACCAATCCATGGCGCAAAGCAGCGCTTAAAAGATGGGAAGCCATCAAACAAAAAGTTATATGGGGTCACGGTGCTGGTCCTCCTAGCCCTGAAGCCGAAGCAAAAGCTCAAGCAGAGGAAGCAGCCGCCGCGGCTAAAGACTCTGAGATTATTTTAGGGGTTATAACGAAGGTAGCCACTATCGCGGAAAAGTTGAAAAAGAACTATGAAGGTGACCCCATAACCGCCAAAGAAAAGGAATTTCTGCGGGACTGCTTACGTTTGAGAGGTACGGGAAAAAGTCGGGGTATCTATCTTGTCGGAGGAGATAAGTGTGGGGGAGAACTTGCCGAAAAGTCTGTCCCGTTCCAAGATGGAGGGAGCCGTTATGGGGTTAAGATAGGTAACCAGAACTCAGCCATTTATGCAGCGTCAATGGACATACATGACTACAGTTTAAAGAAAACTAAGAATCCACCGAACCCTTTATATGAAGAAGATGGAAAAGGTAAGCCTAAGGCTGCGATTTTCTGGGGGAGTACAGATGCGTCTCGTATGAGTTCTTACCGGGCTATGGATGGTGTACTTAATGAGTACGGACCTCGATTAGCCCAAGCGTGGATTAAGTGTGGACGGAAGAAATGCCCCGAGCTAAAAGCTATTATCGAAGAGATGCTTGGTCAGGAGCAATTTAATTTAAATCTTTTAATTTTTGGAGCCGAACAACGCAACGCAGGGAATATCCCCGACATACAGTATATTGACGAAGCGGGTGAAGGAGCCGAGCTTATTCTCGATGACATAGAAGCCGCCATGGGAAATGTGGACGGTCCTACTGCATTAGCATGGTATGTAGGAAGCTTACTAAACTCCTGGGACGCTGTTGTCTCAGACCCCCGATTCAAAGACTGTGAGTACGAAGTTGTGGGTAGAGGAAAAACAGGAATTCAACCTGACGGCACCGCTATAAACCAGGATATACAAATGTCCTGTGCTAGGGACATAGCCAAAGAAGTGGCTGTCAACCCCAAGAACCAGGTAAAAAGTGGTGTGGGAATTGTCGGAGGTGATGATGAGAAGAATCGTGACCATCCTGAAGAAGGCAAGATTGGGGTAAATGTAAAGACTTCCAATGACGGAAGTGATGTAGCTTATGGAAAGCGTGGTTGTGCTGTTATTGACGAAGTAGAACGTGACGACGGCGGAAAGGGACAAATCATTGGTTTGAGTGAGAAGAATCGGAAGTCCAGAGAAAGACACTTCAACTATTTGTATGGGGTTTCTGAAAATTACCCACCACCTCTTACCGTAAAAGATTATGAGGAAGCCGAAAAGTATAAACTGGACGAAATAAACGCTGTTGATAATGCTGTAAAAGCCCTAGAGGGCTTACCTTCAGGAAATATTGATACTGTTATGAAGGATGTAAAAAAAGATTTACCTTTTGATGACCTAGGACAGTACCAAGAACTGGAAACCCAATTGCAAGACGTGCAAAATTCTGAGCCCGGAAGCGATGAACGTGCAGCAGCTATTAAAAAACTTAGACTTACTGTCACTAATGCTTACCGCAATAAAAACCAAGATAAGCCTGGGTTCCGTACTAATATGGCAATGGAGTATTGTCAAGCAGGTATGGCTACCAACAACCAAAGTTTTGTTCTAACTAAGCCGGGAGCAGGGGATACTTACCTTGGTTCTGAAAGCGATGCAGTAGGAAGCGCGGCATGCCAAATCCTAGGGCTAGGAAGAGAGGGAGGTGAAGCCCCTATAGCATCTATTACAGGTACAGGGGTAACTTTTGAAGGAGGTATTACCCTTCGTCGTAGACTAAAGGACGGCGTCATGGTGACGGAAGCTATTGAATCTACTGATAACCTCCTCCCTCGATTAGAAAAACTTAGCGGTGCTGCAGCTGCAAACACCGGCGACTCAGAAGTAGGCAACTCAGCTATGAAAGCCGAAGACTTCGTTAGACAGCTTCAGGAACTCATTAAGAGGATAGATAAAATATCTCCCGTCTAGAACCAGCTCCGGTTTAATCTGATACGGCTTCCCGACGATTACAATAGCCATTCGCCGCGTCTTCTGGTAGATTACCATCCACTCCTTGCCGGCGTGAGAGGCGTCATTCTGAGCCTGTGCGATGAAAGACTTGAAATCGCTTTTTCGTTTAAATAAATCATCAAGTTGTACATCATACCCATTTTTACATTCAACAACAAAAGGAAATGTGGTTGGGGTAATTAAATCTCCTTGAATTCGTAGGTTCTCGGGTAAGTTCTTATGAGTAGTAGCAAAAGCTCCTGAGCCTGGAGTGCGACTAAATTCCTTAGTCTCAAACCTCTCGTTGAGTATCTTGGCTATCTTTCGTTCGAAGTTGCTTCCTTTGCGCTTGCTATTCACGCGCCGCTTTTTGGAAAATTCTCCAAATTCTAAAATTGAGTCTATATTTTTTGACATGATATACTATAATATTGTATGAACGCCGACAAAGAAAAAATAACATTTGCTGTTGACGGCAATACTTTTGGTAACTTTAAACTCCGTGATGGAGACCGAAAAATGAAACTATACATTAAATTAAATAAAGAAGAGACTGCCCAATGGGAATCTCTAAAACAAGCCCTTACAGGTGGACAGATGTCTAACGACACTCTTGCTCGTATCCTGTTTTTTAAAGGTATCCACGCAATTACTGCTGAACTCAACGAGCGCGTTGAAAACATGACGGACGAAGAAAAAGAGGAAATCATGAAACAAATGAG